GCCAGACGCTGTTGCACGGTCTTGGTCTTGTCGGTGAGCACAATAAGCTATGAAGGCGCCAATGACAGTGTTACCATCAGTAGTGAGCGGCGAGCCTGACAAACGCGCTCCCATTGGATCATATCGACATCCTTTACCTTTCGCCAAGTCAAGATCAAGTTCTTGTTGGGCAAGGCGAAGGAATTCCGGGCGTTCTCCGGGTGATAAGGATGAAGACAAAAACGGGAGTTCAATTAATTGTCGCAGCCCACGGGTAATGCTACCGTCAAACTTGGAATAATCACACTCATTAACACGCGCTGAGCCTCCAAGTGCCGGCAATTGGCCCATAAATTCCCTGACTCTTTCAGACAAATGAGTCGGGGTTAGGCCAGGACAGTACCAGGGCAATTTCTTGAGACATCGTTCTTTAATGGCGACAGTGTAACGAGATAATTCAAGTTGATAATCATTATTGGTGGAGCTAATATTGCGTGGCGAACCTTGTGAAGGTTCTGCCTTTTGGAAAGCAGTAACTAATAATTTTGGTTCTTTTGGTGGCCCATTACCAAGCGTGCGCCGGTTGCGGGTCTTTTGCAAACCGGCAGTTTGGCGAGCGACAATTGCCTCCAAAGGCAACGGTTCTACGTCCAAATTAACGTTCTGAGACAATAATAAATCTCGCGTATATTGTATGAATTCTTGTGCATATCCTACCGCATATTCAGGAGGTTCTTTGCGGGTATTCACAACCTGACCACGTTCATGGATGCCAACCATGGCAGTAACAGCACTCGCTATCGGACAAGCAGTATTAACATTCATTGGCTCAGTCATAAGAACCAAAGGTGCTCTTGGCACTTCTGAGTGCGGATATTCAACTTCCGGGGCAGCTCGATCGTCAAAAATGCGGTTCTGGGGGCCCATAACACGGTACGTATAAAATACCGGATGGCCATCTTTCGCCACAAGTTCTGAATGCTGACGCCGATAACGGAAGTGATAAATAAGCCGGATCAAAAAGTTGTTGTCCTCACGGGTGGATAGGAAGTTGGATCGATCGTTCCAGAGGGTGACGAGCACAGAAGCGGCCTGTGCAGCCGGACTCAACGTAATTCCTTCCACATCTTTCTGGATAGTTTGGAGTGCGCTCATGATGGCATAATGCTCGAGTTTCGGAACATTAATGAAGTGG